ATCCATCTTCTCTTCGCCTGCCCCACCCCTCTTCTCTGCTTGATAGACGAGAGGGGTTACCGCTTGTGCTACGATTTGCTGTGCCATTGCAACTCGGTCACCTTTAGCCGCTCTTTCATCGATTTCGATCTTGTGCTTAGTATAAAAAGATACAATCGCAACTGCTGCAACTGATACTGCAACCACCAATAAGTCTAATAGATGACTAAAACTCATTATTTAACCTCCTTTAAGTCCTTAATACGCAACTTTAAGACCTTTGCATACTTATCCATTGCTTGTTTTTGCTCTTTTAAGAGTTGAAGTTGATTAGCTGACAAAGTTTTCTTATTTTGCTTTGACAAAAATTTTGACAACTTATCACGCTTTGCGTTTAACTTCTTCAATTCTTTTTCTAGTTTTTTAATCATTTTTGTTTCTCCTTTAGTTCATCTTGTAAAGTTTTGATTTCTTTTTTTAGATTATCAACACTATCATCTGGTGGAGCGTCGTGTTTGGCTTTTGCTTTAACCTGATAGAAAGTAGTAATTGCACCGATCAAGTATGCAATTGCTAAGATCAGATTGCTTAGATCTTGCAAACGTTCCACCTCCTATAAATAATGAGCAACAAGTAGAACTAGACTAAATAGGATTAGTTCCCCGATAACGTTAAGACCCATTACCCAATAATTGGATATGATTACATGCAAAAGCGACAAGGTAGCCATAGATAAGCTGATTGCACCACAAAAAACTAAAAGTGTCGCTATAACTTTACGATTTTTCACGCCAAAAATTGTGCACAAAAAAAGCACTAGTCCAACTAGTACTATAAAAGTATCAATTCTGATGTCGTTTTCTATATTTGACCAATCAGGTGGCCAAAAGAAATAATGTTGATCGCTAAAGAGAAATAGTCCAATACCAGTAATCCAGATGCTAATTAATGTTTGCAATACTGCTAGAACCAGCTTGAATGGATCAGATCTAATTTTTTGATAATTTTCTCGCATGTTTATCACCTTTTATATAGCCGCCCTTGCGTACTGTTTATTTCTTAGGCGACTTATTTTGTCTAGGCTAATTCGTTCTTAACGTATAAAGCAGTTGCTTGCACGCTATTACCATCTTGTGCTTTTGCTGTTGGGAATTGACTGACCCAAACTGAAGTAGTAGGGCTTGTAGGATTTGCCACATAATTTGCGCCTACAAATCCATTAGTTTGTGATCCAATCCAGCATTTGAAAGTATAACCTGCGATATTTGGAGCTTCGATTTGAAAGTAAGTGTCCCAGTATTGTGCTTCGTGATCTGTAATTTGACTTGCTGCTGTAGATGCGGAGACTTGTACATTTTCAAAATGTAACAAACCGTGAACCGCAAACATGTTTCCAATAGTTCCTAAGGTTGTACGCTTTAATCCATCTTGTGAATTGCCAATTAAAACGCTATCTGTAGTAGCTGGGTTACCGTTTTCTGAAAGTTGCATAAATTTAATATCTGCCATAATTATTCTTCTCCTTATTATTAATTATTAAAATATCTATTCTTCAACCATGCCATACGTTGCATGTACCATCTTCCAATACGGTTGACGTTATCAACTGACGTGTTAGGCGTGTAAGGCCACACATCAAGTTCTGCGTCAAATGCTTTAATCGGAATGTGTCTTACAAAATCCACAAAAGCTGTGTCTACCGCAGAGTCAGACATAGGACCGTCAATTAAGGCTTTAGTGCGCTTTAAAATTTCGTCCTTGTAAAACTTCCATAACTGGTACATCAAGCGATTGTCATTAGTAACGTTTTCAAATGTTACACCGTGATCACGCCAATCATCTGTATCCGATTTAGCTGCTAAATGATCCCAAAAGTCCGGAACACGTCCAAATGTTGAGTCCAAGTCGTAAGCCGCAAAGTACCACTTTGTACCGTCAAAGGTTTGAAGTAAGTAGTTTCTGAAAATTCCATCGTTATTATTTACTAACACTGAAAAAATGTAATAGTCGATTGCACTATCTAAATCAAGCAATGGACTTACGGCTTGATTGAAAGTATCTACCGTGTCGTAGTGAGCTATTACCGCTCTGATTAGTGCATTAATTGAGTCCTTAGCCCACTCTGTGTCTTCGGTGCTACAGAACTGCAACTCCATTTGATCGTTCAAATTAGTTTCTTTAGTAAAAGCACCTTGTGGTTTCCAGTTAGTGTCGATAATCGCATACTTGTTATCAGACTTCTTTGGCATTTTTGCCATCCAGTCGTCCTTAGGAATGTTAAAAGTATATAGTCCCCAATACTGATCATTGATATAGACAGCAATTGGGAAACCGTCTACTGCACCATAATCGCCACCAATAGAAAGTTGTGGATCTGTTTCAGCAACAATTCGATTACCGCTATTATCCACTAGTAAGTCTCCATTAGTGTTAAGAACTCCCGTATCTGCAGACTTGTGTGTATCTCGAAGTTGTCCCCACAGTCTAGCACCCACTACGTTCAAAGCTTGTGATGGTTCTGCATAATTAGCCTTGATAACGTACTTATGGTTCTTACCATAGTTACTGAAAGCTTCGAAATCCTGATCTAGATTTAAAGTATAGTTTTTCTTCGGATTGTTAACGCTTGATGCGCCTTGAACTTTAAACTTTTCAACAGTGCCAGAAACTTTATAAGCTGGAAAACTATATCTTACTTCGTTCTTTAAAGTATTAGTCTTATCTTTCAAAGCTAAGATATTGTCGCCCCAAAGATACAAGGTAGGTATGCCATACTTTTCAGGGTTAAAACTAGTAGCGCTTTTGATTGCTTTTCCGACTGCTTGACCGTCTGCTGGCAATCCTGCTTGCGTAAGAGTTGTGTCAGTTAATAGCAGCCATTTAGAGTCGCCAATGCGATTGCCAGCATCATCAGTAATGTGATTACCATTCTGATCTGTAAGAGAGATACTTGTAAGCGTGCCAGCACCCTCGATATTCTGGATTCTAGTTGTATTATCTTTGATTCCTAGTGAATTAAGTCCAATATCATTAGAATTTTGTTCAATCTGGCCTTCTTGCTTTAAAATCTGTTCTTTAAGTGGAGCTAGTTCAGAGTTCTCAATGCCAATAGCTTGATATGCACCGCAATCTTTCCAAGCACCATACAGATAAACCCACTTGTGACCAGTATCTGCTGTGATGAAGATACCATCTGCACCATTAGGATAGTTTGTAGTTAACTCTCCAGCATTGGCAACTGCAATTGGATTAGTCTTCATTTGAGACAAACGAGAATTAATCGCATTATTCATAGTATCCATACCCGTTTGAAATTCAGGTCTGGTTACAATATCGTAATTAGCAATTTGTTGTTGAGTACCAGCTAAATGCTGACTAATATTAGCCTGTTCAGCACGGTTAGCTCTAATTTCTCCGCTTAAAGCATCGAGTGTGTCTCTAATGGGCTGTACAGATTGATTAATATTATTGCGTGTGTCATCAACCATTTGATCTACTTTTTGAGCACCATTAGCAACAAACTGATCTACTTTCTGCGTACCATCGGCAACCATCTGATCAGTTTTGACTTCATATTCGCGAGCTAATCTGTCTAACTCTGCGCTGTAGTACTTTGAAGTCTCACCAACTCTAAGGTCGTTACCTAAGACTTCAAAGACAATATTGACGCTTGTAAGAACGTTACCGTTAGTATCTTTAAGTCCAAAGTGGCCTTTAAAAATCCCTTCTTGAGGAAACATTTGATCTTCAAGAATGTAGTCCATGAATCCACCGTCATGACCGTTATCAGTTGATCCTTGCCACTCACGATAAAGTGCGTCTGGTGCCATAACGATCTCTTTTGTATCTGGTTCTTCATAGTGTTTTCCAACCATACCCTGAACAAAGGGAATAAAGCCGTGAACATTCATTACACGCCCTTGGTCATACCATTTTAGAGTAAGAATTTTTCCGTTATCTCCTACTCTTGTTTTGAAAAAATTACTTAATCTGGCATAGTCTTCCCCTTCTTTTGCAATATCAGCAGGAAAGTAATATGGTTGGCCACCATTATTAATTGTTGGCATATTATCCATTAGTCAAGTTTCACCTCCTTAGCTAGTTGACTATGATTTTCTTGATTAGAAATAGTTGTTTGAATTTCAGTAGCTCCATTGCCGAAGACGGCAAGATTGAGCTTGTCAATCTGTTTATTAATCATTCCAATATCTCGTTTAACTTCTGCAATTTCATTAGGCAAAACTTCCAATGCCGTAACTCGCTTGTTTAGATCACTTAAATCACTCTCAAGCTTATCAACCTGTTTATTAATCGTTTCAATATCTCGTTTAACTTCTGCAATTTCATTAGGCAAAACTTCCAATGCCGTAACTCGCTTGTTTAGATCACTTAAATCACTCTCAAGCTTATCCACCTTTTGAGCTTGTGCCATACAGTATTCCAAGCCTTGTGCCATAGCCTCACGGACATCAACGCCAAACTTTTTATGGCGAATAGCATCAGCAATTTGTTGTGGAGTTAATTGCTTGCCGTCTATATGAGTGGTATCAAAATAATTAGCCATCACTCTCTCCTTTCTTCTCTAATTTATCGAGTCGTTCTCCCAAGGATTTCAGTTGTTCAACTGTCGCATACTTAACTGGCAATTCTTCATCTAAAAACTTCTTAATCTTGGCATAGTCTGTTAAGTGCTTATCTAGTTCGTCTTTGATCTCTTGAGCATTAAAATTGCTCTGCTCTGAAACATGTTGAACTGTTTGATTAGTCTGATTATTGCTACTTTCAGCACTCATTGCACCAGACGAAAGGCTAGCAATGGTCAAAGATTGCTGGGCTAGGTTTTTTTGAATAGATTGAAAACGAGCATTAATCTTCTTACCGTCCTCAATTTGATAGTCCGTTAAACTCTTAGTAACATTAGCGATTTTTAAGCTACTATTTCTCTCGTGAGCGAAATCAATATCTTTTTCGACTATTTGAAGTAACTGGGCTGTTTTAGATACCTGAGGGTTGATGAACTGATAGGAATCTCCCACCTTGAACCGATCAAATTCAGGGAGTTCTAAAGCTGAAACTTCAAAAGAGTTCTTTGTGACGTGCAGTTTCTCATTAGCAAGCCACTTCTCTCCCATTTGTTTAATTTGAGCTGGATCTTGAAGGTCGTCAAAGATCTGTGTGCCTTCAATTACACCAAACTGCTTAATTAAGTCAGCATCTTCGATATAATCCTTGCCGCCATTAACGCTAGAGATGTTGTATCTTGGCTGTGGGCTTTCATCTTCGTAAGTCGTTGAGGTGCTATCCTTATCGCCTTTTTGACCGCCCTCTTTAATTAACTTCAAAGGATCTAACCACGCCCAGTTAGGATCGAATGAATGACCTTTGGTATATCCTTCATACCAAGATTTTTTAGTAACCCCGATATGAACATGACTGGTATCACGGATACCAATTACATCGCCAGTTTTAATCGTTTGACCTTGACTAACTCGGATATTTTCACGATTTGAAAAAGCTTCTTGATAGACAATGTCATAGCCATCTCTTGAGTGAGTTACAACATACCAACCGATATAACCGTCACTGCTAATCCTCGTTACTGTCCCACCATGAATTGCGTGAACTTCGCTACCAGGGTGGTCAATTGAGCCGAAGTCTAGACCATCATGGAAATTATTAGTACGACCATTGCCAGCATGAACTCCAAACAATTGAGCAGACATAAAATGCCCTTCTCCTACACTAGGAAAAGGCCAACCCCATGTATTATGTGATGTTTTATGAACTGTGGTAGTACTTACTTCTTTAAGGCGTGGATTACCGTTAGGTGACCACGAATGATAGATCTGCCACTTATCAACTTCTGATTGCCAGTCGTCCATATTAAATAGACATATAAGTTGATCGAATCCGCCCCGTAAATTGGTAAACGGCTTAACACAATATTTATCAAAAGTACCCTGTATAAACTGTAATAAACCAGTACTTGGATGACCTGCAGCTGCATTACTGTCCCAGTTATTAACAACAGTTTCAGATCCACCACTTTCGCCTTGGATCATGCGCTTAATCTTTTCAACGTACTCATCAGTTATGTTTACGCCCATAAGCTTAGCAGCATATCTAATAGCAGGCCCCCAATCGCCATTAACAGCATGTTTTGCGCCTGAAATAGGAACACCATGTTCATCGACTGTATCATCGTTGCCTAGCGTTGTTTTAGGCGCTGGTTGAACTTTACCAAGCGGAATTAATCTAGTGATTATTCCAGTAGGATCAATAGTCTGCTTAGCAGATAGCATATTCTTACCTACAGAAATAGGAGTATCAGCCTTATGCGATACTCCTATTGTTTTGGTGTAATCAAGATAGTTAATCTGCTTGTCGTGGTCATATCGTACTCTGATATAACCACTACTCTTGTTAATCAGCTGGGCTGTAATTGCTTCCTTTGTGGTCGGATAATCAATCTGGCGCTGGATAATTCCCTCACTGTCTGAAAAATCGCATTTACCAAGCTGAAAATGCTTGTACGTATCATCAAGTTGCTCATTATGCACCTTAATTAGTTTCTGTAAGTACTGCTTAGCACTTGACCCAGAATCATTATCAAAGCGTTGGATACTATCTAACAGATAAGCGTCGATTGCTTCAAAAATATACTCCCGTGTGAATCCACCATTAGAGGCCATTTCTTTGGTTGGCTTAATCGCTCGACCACGGAAGATAAGCTCATCATCTTCATAAACTTCAATGTGAGTGATTAATGGCTCAACACGATCATAGAGAGGATTTAACTGATTAACAGTAAGATCAAGATCATCAATATCTGTTAATTTTAAATTCAAACTTCCAGATACTAAGTTTCTTGTTGCTAAGTTCTGGTCATATACGATAAAACCATTCTTATCAGTTGGCTTATCGTATGCCACAATCCTATAGCCCACTAAATCATCTCCTCTCGCTTGAATTGAAAGTGAACTGTGCCGTTACCTGAAACAGTCAAGCTAGTTACTCCAACTGGTAGCATTTCCGTTACCTTAGTTGCTCCAGCTTGATCTAAATCAAGGTTGATATTAGATCCTGTTACCTTAACTTTTCCTGTTACTGCAAAGCCTAGTTCTACTGGCTTAGAACCGTAATTATCAAGGTCCGCCTTAGCAGAATTGCCATTTACTTCAAAAGAAGTTTGCTGGCATTCCCAGTTATCGAAATTAATCTCGTCCCAGATATCAGACCCCTCGTAACTTCTAGCAATCGCATATGGATAAGCCTTAAACTTAACCGTAGCAGTTAAAGTTCCGTTACTATCATCGTCAGAACATTCAACGCTTTCTGATTTTGCGTTAAAACAAAATCCAGAATTAAAAGTATCCTCAAGCGCTCGATACCCTGCTGTTTGCATGATTAAACGCTTGATTTCTTTTTCTTTAGCCTTTCGATATGAGTAATCCTCGTCAACCAAAATGAGTTCGTAAGTAATCTCACGGACTTCAAAAAATCTCTGATTATCCAAATTTGAAAAATCTTCTTCGCCCTGTGAGTAAGGTACAGAGTAAGTGATTTCTTTTTCTTTAGGAGTTGGAGCGTCCCTCTTGACAAGCCACCAGCCTTTGTCAGCAGAATTGAAACTAGCAAAAGTAAATCCCTCGTCAGGGGATAAATAAAGGTCTACGTCATCGTTCTTATCAATATCGTGAAAGTCATAATCTTCACGGAATTGTTTATTAAATTGAGAAAATAAATCCTTTATTTTGACCACCTGTCTTTCAGATTAACTTTGTTACCAATAGATTGGTCCATCTTAGGAGCTGTTTTTGCTACTAAAGTTCCATCATCAAGGATCATCGTATTGTCCTTATTAGCAATCTTACGTAGCAACTCGGTATTAGTTCTCTGCAATCCACTTTCTTGCATAGTTACGTTTTGACTGTAACTACCGCCTTGAACCATACCATTAAGTCGATCAATGGAGTCTGAATACTGTTGCGAATTAATTGCAGGAATGGTCAACTGGTCATCGTTCAAAGCATTCTGTGCTTTATCCATGATTCCAGTAACCTGATCTGAAATCACTCCAGCCATACTTGAAACATTATCTTGTACATCACTAAAGCCAGCAGTTAAACCGCCATTTAACCCAGACATGATTGCTTGACCAGCTGGGATTAATAACTGTTCATCGTAACTAAGTGGACCTTTGTGTTCCTTGATCCAGTTACCAATTCCACCGACAAAACTCTTAACGTTTTCCCAAGCTTGCTTTAAACCTCTAAGCAAAGAATCCATGATTGCTCTACCTTGAGCGCCCAAGTCAATGTGCATTACAGATTTAATAAATTGAACATTATTACTGAAAATGCCCTTAATTCCATTCCAAATTGAGCTAAACACGTTTTTAACGGCGTTCATCACTGTTCGGACAATAGTTTCAACCGCATTAATTCCAATTTGAACGACTGACTTAATACCGTTCCATACAGTTCGAGCAACGCCCTTAATTTCATTCCATGCTCCTGACCAGTCTCCGTGTATTAAATCCATGCCAGCTTTTATCAATCCAGAAATTGCAGATAAATAAGTTCCTATAACAGTGCGAATAGTTTTCCATGCTGCATTTGTGATAGTTGAAAGGATTTTCCAGCCAGCAGAAAATACAGTCTTAATGATATTCATTCCTGTTCTAATAATTACTTGCATATTTTTGAAGACAGTAGAAACATACAGTTTTATTGCGGTCCAAACTACTCTAGTAACAAGTAGAATGCCTTGCCACAACAATTTAAAGAATGGAATAATCGGACTCCAAACGCTTTTTACAAAGCTGACATAAGAAGTGAAAGCCTGAACTATTGCCTTCCAGACCGTCTGTGCTACTTGCACCAGCCCTTGCCAGACTTCTTTTAGCCAGTTTACGAAATTAGCCCACATTTGTCGCCCAGTTTTTGTTTTGGTGAAAAACAAAGTCAATGCGGTGACCACGACTATGATCGCTCCTACTATTCCAAAAGCAAGAGCATGTTGGGCAATAAATGATGCGGCCGCAAAAGCTTTTTGAGCCGCCGCCGCTAAATGCGAACTTTCAGCCAGTTTGCCAAAGGCTTGCTCGGCTGTTTTCGCTCCTGACACGACTTGACCAATGCCTTTACCGACTTTGATGAAATTGCTAATTCCAGAAATTCCGCCAGATAGAGTTCCAGCAATCGTTTTGGCGTTCCTTAAGAATAAGCCAACAGAAGTTGTAGCAGCACCAATAGAAGGACTTAGCCCGATAAATCCACGAGTAAATTGAGCTATTCCAGAATTGCTCGTAGTTGCCCACTGCATCACTTCATTGGCATTTTTGATCAATGATCCATTAATATCTTGGGCAGACTTCATAGACTTGTTTCTAAGAGCTTCCCAGTTACCACCAAGCTGTTCGATACTTGAACCAACGTTCTTTTGCATTTCATTTGCTTGGTCTTTTAAAGATTGGGTTGACTTTTTGGTTGACCCAGCTGCTTTTTCCTGCGCCTTGGCATAAGCGTCCCAACTCACTTTAGTATCGTTAGTCTTATTTTTGACAGAGTCCATTAAGGGAAGAATGGCTTGCATTCCAGACGCTCCAAACAGTGCCTTTAATTTTTGTGCTTTTTCGTCAGGGCTCAGCTTATCTAGAGCCTGATTTAAGTCACGCAAAATATCAGGGAACTTCTTCATATTTCCTTGAGCATCAGTAAAGCTAATTCCTAAATCATTCATTGCTTTTTTAGCAACTGCTGATGGTGCCATCATCTGCGTAATAGCATGACCTAGGTCCATAGACGCTTGAGCCGCACTGAAACCTTTATTAGTCAACAGACCAATAGATTCGGAAACTACTTGCATACTCATATGTGCTTGACCAGCAGGACCACCAATAGTTGCCAAGGCTTGTTGCATATCTTCAATACTTGCGTTTGACGCATTAGCAGTTTGAACTAAGATAGCGGCTGCTTGTTGAGGACTATCTAAGGATTTGCCCCAGATGTTCATTGACTCCTGCACCACGCCAGCAGTTGCTTTGATATCTGCACCTGCCGCAGTTGCCGCTTGCGCTATTGCTGGAAACTGTTTCTTGATATCCCCGATTGACGCACCATTACGTGCCATTTCGATCATGGCGTCTGCACTATCTTGGGCACTCAAAGGTAAGTCTACACCCATCTTGTTTGCTAGATCATCAAGTTGACCGATATCCTTAGCAGTACCACCAGCAACAACGGCCGCTTGGTTAAGACTAGCCTCGAATTGCCCAAAAGACTTAATTGATTTAACGCCCATAGCTGATATAGCCGCACCAGCAACAGTCATTCCAGTTCCAATGCCTTCCATGGATAACTTAGAACCGTCACTGAAAGACTTCGCTTTTGCTGCTGCTGCATCTAAGCCAGAAGTAAACCCTTTGTCAATCGCAGAAAGGACAGCGACTATACTAAATTGTTCTCCGTCCATGATTAGCTATCTCCTTTCCGTGGGTGTAGTTTCTGATATTCTCTAATTCGTTTCAGCAGAATATCTTGTCTATTTTGTTTTCTAGACTTACGTGCTATAGGTTGATAATCAGACTCAAAATTACTTTTGACTTTGTCAATAGCGCTGTCTCTATCAAAGAAGTCATTGAAGTCTTTAAAAACAGCATTTCCGTCCTTATCGAAAGCTTGGGCGTTGCGGTTCATCCATGCCTGAGTTGCCGAGTCATACTGTTTTTCGACTAGCTGTAGGTTATATGCCTCCATTCGCAATTCGTATTCTGCAATAGTCATTGCGTCTATTTCTTTCAGGCTATGAAAGTTTAAGTACGCCAGCGAATTTAGCCTAATCTCTCTAAATTGTTGCTCATAGCTCGTTCTTGCGCCTGTTTCATAGCCTTTAGGACGTTTTTTACTTGCGTCTTAGTAGCGTTAGCAGTTTCGATTTCTTTCAAGATACCGTCACATAGTTTCTTAATATCTGCGTCAGTATCTAAGTAATGATCAATATCGGCAGAGGTTGGACGGTCCTTATTGATCCAAGTAGCATTCAAAAGAATTTCTGACAACCCTACTGGATCGTATTGTTTCAAGGACGCTACCGCTTGATTAATGCCCATGCCTTGGCTTAAACCGTTTTGGGTAATGTTGTGTTTTTGGTTCATCAATAAGACCCAACGAATGCCGAAATTTAATTCGTAATCTTTACCATTGATTTTGATTTGCATTATTCAGCACCCCTTTTACCTGCACCAGCGGTTGCAGTTGGAACAGTGTCCTTAGTGCTGTCATTTTTTTCGTAAGCAAGACCGCCACCATCTGTTCCGTCTTCTTTAGGAGTGTCAGTGACCTTATCAATTCCACGGAATGCGTAAGCGAGCATATCTTGATCGTAGTCGCTTAAAGTTAGATAACCACGTCGTGGAGTGCCGATAACTTCCATTTTTGGAGAACGTTCAGCAGTTGAGTCAGCT